AACCCCAGTCCCCACCATCAAACGCGATGGTGAGTTCGTCTGAGATATCGGATAGGTCAGCGACTGCGTGGGCCATGGCATCGCCTACGGTTTTGCCCATGGCTTGACCGGCTTCGCGGAGGGATTCCGACTGCGCCGCTTGAGCACGGAGAGCGTCACCAGCATGGGAAGCACCGTCTACGATGGCGCGGGAAATGCCCTCACCGAAGTATTTTTCGAGAGTTCCATAACCCCAATCGCCACCTTGGAATGCTATTTCTACCTCATCAAATGCATCACGAGCGTCAGTAATGACGCCGCGGGCGGCGGTGGCCACCGTCTGGGCGGTGCCGCGGATTCCCTCTGCGAAGGCTTCGCCTATTGATTTGCCGGAGTAGAGGACCCAGCCACGACCGGAGAACGGGCCTTTCTTCGCTGGCGAGAAGGGGAAGAAATCCCGGGCGGCCTGGACCACATCAGCAGCTGCGTCTTTGACGTTACCAATCATTCGTTTGATGCCGTCAATAAACCCGCGGATTAGGGCTTTGCCGGAGTCGAAAAGGATTTTTCCGATATTCCCCAGAGCTTCAAGGGACCGGCTTGGGATTGATCCTACGTAGTCGAGGATGCCGCCGACACCGTTGCTAGCAGCTTCTTTCAGATCAGACCAGGCTTTAGAGAATGTGCCGGTAAGCACATCCTTGATTCGGTAGAAAGTATCCCCTATTGTGCCGGCGAAACCTGCTACTGTGTCAAGACCGATAGAAACACCCTGGTGAAAGTGCTCTTTTACGCTTTCCCAGGCGGCACTGGTGAAACCGCTGATTTGCTCACCCGCGATTTGGAATACGCTAGTCGTGGTGTTCCAAAAACCACTGATCGTGTCGCCTGCTGCGCTAGTAGCGTTGTTGAAGCCTGTGACTATTGTGTCACCTACGCCGGAGAGCCATTCACCAAATCGGCTGAAACCATCGCTAATGCTCTGGCCTAAATCGCTGAAAAAATTCTCGATCTCAGGCCAATGATTCACCAGGGCACCAACCAACAGGCCCACTGCCGCCACCACAGCGCCTATCGGATTAGCCAGCACCACGAAAGCGCCGACCACACCCATGATTGCCGGGGCCATGGGGATAAGGATCTCGATAATTTTTGCAAATCCCTCAATCATTGTTGCGATTGTTGGGATCATTGGGATAAGAATTTCTGTGGCTAATTCCGCCAGCTGAGGGATGAGCGGGGCAACGGCTAGCAGGATATCGGCAATTGCCTGAGCCACCACCGGCAGCAGTGGCGCCATGGCTGTGATGCCTTCGCCGATTGCTTGAGCCACCACCGGCAGTACCGGTGCTAGTGAATCCAGTGCAGGTTTGAGGGATTCGAGGAGCATTTGTACGAACGGAGCGAGAGCTTCGACCGTTTGCACGAATGCTGGCGCCAAGGTAGTTAGGATGATGTTTCCTAGCTGCCCAACAATTGGCAGTACTGCATCGACTGCACCCGCCATCATGCTAAAGAAGTCCGTGAGGGTAGTCATTCCCTCGGCACTGTTTACCCAGTTATTCAGGGCATCAGCGCCGGCACCTAGCATGCCTAGGAGCGGGCCACCACTGGCAGCCATGGCAGAGAAAACGCCACTGACGATTCCGCCTAGGTCTTGGACGAATCCCCAAAAGCTTTTGAGTGTTTCGAGCGCACTTTCGAAATATGCGGTAAGGGATCCGTCTTCGAAACCGGCAACCATTTTCTGGGCCCAAGCTTCGGCCATTTCGGCGATTTTTTCCGAAAGCGCGGAAACGATCGGTGAAGCTGCCGCACCAGCGGCAATGATCCCTTGGAAAAGACTTCCAAGGGTATCACCTACGCGACCTGCGATATTGGCGGAGTTATCGAGCAGAACATTAAACGCCTCAAACCCGCTACCTTGAGTGAGGAAATCTACTACGCCTGCTGCGGCATTCCCTAGGTCAACCGCCACATCCCCCATGGCTTCCTGAAGCGGATCCATGAGGATAGCAATTTCGCCGAAATTTGAGAAATTAGCGAAAAATTTCTCCTGAATATCCTCCCCTAGTTCACCGAAGCGCTCTCGGAGGGAGAGTAGGTCACCGGCAAACTCCCGGGCGGCGGGGGAAAGATTCTCAAGGGCGGGGCCTAGCTCTTCAATAGTTTTGGCTTCTAGGACCTCATTTAGCCCTGAGAATGCGGTTTTCAGCGTGCCCACACCCAGCGCCGCGGCGCCTAAGCCTGACGGCCCCATGGCAGCCGCCAGCGCGCCGACCTGGGCCACGCCCGGGCCCAGCGCCTGCACTAGAGAAGCTACGTGAGCAGCCAGCCCAGCAATGCCGGCGGTGGCGCCGCCAGCAACCGCGGAGATCTTCCCCAAGCCCGCTGAAACGGCACCCACCGGGCCCATAATTGCTGATAACCCTGACCCAAACCGGGACAATCCGTCTTTCACATCAAGGTCAACATTGACCTTGGCGTGTTGAGCTGCGGCAATGCATGCGGCTTTTACTCGGGCGATAAACCCGGGTGAATCCACATCCATATCCGGGCGGAGCGGAGGGAGGATTTTTTCGGCGTCTTTGATAGTCCGGTTCGCTTCGCGGGCGATTTTCCCCGGATCACCTAATTGCGGCTCAATCCGTATCGCGTCGATAGCTGTTTCAACAGCCCTGATTGATGCTTTCGCGGACTGGACCAATTCGGTGGAATCAACATCAGCATCAACATCAACTTTTGCGAACTCTTGCACTGCCTGAACTGCGGAATTAATTTTTTCCACTAATCCATGCTGGTCAAAGTCGGCAGCAATTTGGATATCTGATTTGAGGAAGCCGAAAGCCCCGACCTCATCAATCGCCTTACTGAGGCGATGCCTGAGATCCTCGGTATCAATTTCGGCGGGAATATCAATTGCGTGCGTAGCACTTTGCGCATGAAGGACTGCTAGATGCGCTGCACTTTTAGCTTTTTTGGCTAATTGTTGCTCGTCAATTGTGGTCTCAACGTTGATTTTGCCAGCGGCAGCCTCTGCGGATTCCACAGCCTTGTGGGCAGCCGTAATGATTTTCGGCTGGTCTATTAGCGCTTCAACATTGATATTTCCGGCGGCATTATTCGCGGCTTCAACAGCACGGCTAGCTGAGGCGATGAGAGAACTTAAATGTACGCTGGCTTCAACATTAACTTTAAAAATTCGGTCGAGTTGGTCAATAGCTCGTTCAGCGGAGTTCCGAAGCGCTGCGGAGTCAATTTCAGCACGAACCCTGAGCTTGGTTTTGTGCTCAATATTGAGGAGATTATCTTTGAGTTTTTGCGCAAAGCCCTTGGTGTCGGGCATGATTTTAACGTTTGCAGCGCCAATTGTTCGGCCCATGCCCTTGGTGGCCATATACTATCCCCCCGATAGTTATTTAGTACAGTTGTTCGACTCCGCTACCCGCTGCTAGTCGCGCCCGCCACGCAGCCAGCGTGCGTTCGGCCTGTTTGCGCTCTTGCACCTTATGGCCTGGGAAAACCTTGTACTGGTTAAAAGATGTTCGTTTTTTTCCGTCACTATTTGCCTGCATTACACGTAATGCTTCTACGGAATTACGCAGGTCAAACAGGACCCAATCCGATTTGCTCCAAGCTTGCCCTTGTTTTTCACCCATCATTCGGGCGAAAAGCCGGGATTCTTCCGGGAGCCCTGCAATAAGTAGCAGGACTTCTTTCACCCCCCATTCCCGTATGACCTGCGTAAAACGTAGATTATAGAATTGCTGGAAGTCCGGCACGAGTGCCGAACCAAATTTTTGCACATACGTGCGCAGGCAAATTAATTTCCCAGCGATTCCAAGATTTCGGCGAATTTTTCCATAATGAATGCAATGCCGTCATTCAGGGACAATGATTCTAGAAATTCCTGCATTTCAGCTCGGTCTTCTGCATTATCCAGCACCATTTCCTGGGCCTTTTCTACGGATTTATGCATCGCTTCCATGCTCTGGGAGCTCATATTCTCGGAGTCGAACCCTCGTGCGATTGGGCCTAGCTCTTCTGATAGCATAAGCGCTTGAGCATAGATTCCTAGAGTGCTAGCGGGAAGCATATTGGAGAAATCCTTGAGCTGCGGAGCATCTTCTCCCCAAGAATCTTCGTCGTCCTCGTAGTACTCTTCGATTACTGGTTCTGGATCAGTCACGGCTTCAGCTGGGAAATTACCAGTAAAATCAAAATCGTTTACGCTACCCGGCGCCCCATGCTGGTTGCCATAGGCTCCGTTATTCGGTTGAGCGGGTTGCTGCTGCTGATTGCCGTAACCGCCGGGGAAATAGTTAGTTGGTGCCGGATTCGGGTTAAACCGCGGCGGTTCTTGCTCCCATTGTTGTTGTGGCTGGTGTTGGGAGTTAGGGTTGCTGCGGTTTTGGTTCCGTGGCTGGTTGTTGCGCTTTTTTTTGCCGGTGCCGGTAGCGCGGCGCTGTTTACGATTCTGGCGGTTATTTGGGGTTGCCATATTGTTCTCCTTGGATCAGAAAGGCGGGCGTCACCAATAATCATGGTTGACGCCCGCCCGGGATATCTATTACGCGACAATTCCTTACACCATGTCTTTGTGCATGATGGTGCCCTTGGATTTGCCGGTGATTTGCAGGATATCGTACTTCACACCCATCTTCATAAAATCCTCATTGCTGGTTTCTATGGAGCCGTCAGGGGAGGAAGATGCAAACCGATAGTGCAGTACCAGGGGTCCGCTGCTATCAATAAAGACGATCAGCAGAGATACTTCTACTGGAACGTAGTTGGCGGGAATCGAGAATTGTTTTTTAGTGGTATCGACGGCGCCATCTCGGCCAAACCGGTGCTGAAGAGGTTCCTTGGTCCATTGGGCGTATTTGACTACAACAGAATCTTTGGATTCAGTTTTTGTTTTCCGTAGCGCTGGGTTTTCCCATACCCCCTTAACCTCACCACCGGAAATGTCAGAGTTGATCCCTGGTAGCGAGTCCAGAGCTGTATAGCCAACTGGCGTGAAAGTGCCGGCGTTTTTAGTGGTGTCTTCAAGCCATTTTGTGATAACCGTCAACTCCGGGCAGTCAGTATCTTTCGGGGCGATAAGCACCGCACCTTTCCCAGGAATAAATACAGCATCGTCTACATATGCCATGGTTATTGTCCCCTATCCCCCCTGACAGTCAGGGTGTATGTCGCAGATATTTGCTCGACCCCTGACGGGTTATGCGGCGCAATCCGCAGAGGTTCACTGTCGGTTATTACGATAGCCACGCCGGTAGCAGGATGGTCACTAAGCGACAAAACCGCCTCCTGAACCATATCCGCTATATCGGCTACCTGGTCGTAGTCAGGCCCCAATACGGTCACGGATATCTGGGATTCGAAAAGCATTCGATTCCATGGCATACGAGTAGTTGGCGCCATTCGAACAGGCGTGACCAGCGTCGTTATCACCCTTGGGTTCAACCACGCATCTATAGATGCCGTAGCATGGCTCTCCGGCACGGTTTCGTTGATGTGTTCAACAACCCGTTTGATGATATCCGGGCGGGTATGTTTGGGCGTCATCTAAGTTGGCCTATGGATCGTAGGAGTATGAATTTTCCTGGTACGAATTTGCCGAGTTCGCCACCTTTTTTTTGTGCGAAATGCCCGTATTCGATAGCGAGAGCGGCGGGGTGGTCGTTGTACACATATCGGTCGGTAACGCCGCCTTTGCCGCGGGCGGTGCCGATTTTGAAATTTTGGGAGTATTCACCAGTGTGGTGGTGTTGGGCGGCGGCGGCTTCGGCTTTAGTTTTGATAGCGGCAGCGGCTTCATCGAGGATGCCGGATTCGGCGGCAAGTTGGGCCATCTGCCGCCCGGTTTTCATGTATATTTTCGCCACGGTGACGCTAAACCCCCTTGGTTTGGGTTGCCTGTTTGAGGCGTACTACGGTTCTGGCGGTGAGTCGTGAGCTGGTAAAACGTTCGGGTTCCCCGACAATGTTGTACAGCATGCCGTTACTGTCAAGCACTTGAGATAGTGAATCCCCCGGGAAAGTCCGGCAAAGGAAGTTTTTCATCGTGAGTACCTGGGTTTCGCCGGCGGTGGCCACGCCTAGAATCTCATCTGTGGTTGATGGCTGTATCCTCCCCCAGCATTCGACTCTGCCGGTTTCTACCGGCACTAGGCGCCCGTGACGCCCTATTTGATTTTCCCGGAGTATCACCGTGACTTTATCTGTGGCGTGGGTTTTATGCCGCAGGCTCACCAGATCACCTGACCTTGCCGATTCTGGAGCATGTCACCGCGGTAGGTGCTGATAGTGCCAAAGCCCTTGATCTTAGTTGTGGTGGTAGCGTAATCCCGGAGGATTGCCAGCTGGTCAGGGGTGAAGATTGCCGATTTCGTCACTGATGAATCAAGACCGTAGGAGTAGCTACCATCTGATTCTCGGGTAAACCGGTCAGGATTGGTATAGAGCCGGCGGGCAGCTATGGCGAGTACCGGCACCACGCCCGCCGGCAAATCTTCAGGCTGTTTCCACGTTTGTTTTGTTTCGTGGAGTGCTGCGGCGCTTACCATTTCGATCACCCAGGCGGCGAATCCAGTATCGAAAGTGGCGGCTTCCTCCTGGGGGAGGGAGCGTTTCAGGTCGTCACTGGATATGAGTTTCACGGTGGCCATGGGTGATCTCCTTATTTAGTGGTTAGGGTCCGGCGGGGACGGGGGTTTTCGGCTCTTCCATGCCTTCCTTACCGGTCAATTTCACAATGCGTTGTAGGTCGAGTACCTCAGCTTTTGCGAATGTGTCAATAACGGCACGATCTTGGAGCTTATCCACATCGTAATCATGCAGGTAGCGGAGGCTGAAGCCGTCTTGGGAGATTGTGGCGGAGAAAGCGGCGCCCTTCGGCGGGGCGCTTACCCGGCTGGCAAGCGTAATTGCGTCCATCTTGTAGGCGTAGGCGGCGTAGGCGTCAATAACGTTGTCCTCTACAACTGTGAGTCCGTAGAGGCGACCTAGGATATTTTCCCGGAGGAGCCCATCGGTGCCGGCTTCGTTGACCTTGGTGAGGCTTGGGGTTGCCCGGAGGGCTGCTGCCCAGCCGGCGCCGACCACTAAATACCGGTCTTGGGGTTTCACGCCGCGGGAGTTCAGCAGGTTTACCGCGTAGCGGATTGCCGGGAGCACACCACTGTGGTCGTCTGCTTTCAGGTTCTCGTTCTTGAATCGGGTACTCAGTCCCAAGCCCATGCCGTTGAAAACCTTATCGGCGGCTTTCAGATCAGCGGCAGTATCGTAGGCGGTGCCATCTGTGGAGAAAAGCTTGTTTTTTGCGCCACGGTCTTGTGCGGTAAGACCTGCTGGCACAGACTCGAATGCCTTTACAACCTCATTATTTAGGGCGTCTGCTACGGTCTCCGCCATGGGGGCAATGACCTGGGTTTCCATGGCGGTGAGGTCAAACGTGACGAAATTATCCGGCAGCTTCACAGCCTGGTAGATCTGGTCAGTGATCTTCATGCTGCGGTACGGTTCGTACAGGTCAGAGTAGGTGATTGACCGGTCAGCTGCACGATCCGCTGCGGTGTATACCCGGGCGTCAGCCATATACACCGGGGATTTAATGGTGATAGCGCCACCGCGACCGGGGATGAAATCTTGGGAGAAATCCTGATTCACGATCCGCGAGAGCGTGGAACGGTTCCGAACCGCCGCGAGTGTGGAGCGCGCAATCTGCGGCTCAGTATATAGCATATGCATTATATATGTCCTTAGCTTAGGTTTTAGCGTTTGTAAATACGTTCACCAATCTTGGAAAGATCGGTTTCATCTTCGGGTTTGGTGCCGCGACTATCTTGGGCTAGACCGTCGAAAAAGCTTTTCCGTTTCGTACCTGGGTTTTGCTTTTGAATACTGTTGAGGGCTTCCGCTAAGCGCTTCGCGTCTTCTTCCATTTCTTCATCTGTATTGCCCCGCACCCATTCGGATAATTCAGCAGGAACACCGGCTTTTTTGGGGATTTCGTACTGCCGTATCTTCTGTTCGGATTCTTTGGCACGCTGCCGGAGCGTTTGATTTTCCCGATTCAGCTTGTGGATCTTTTTCAAGGCATTTTCTAGGTCACTGCCGGTTTCATTGTCGCCTCCTGGGGCGGCATCCTTGCCGTCAGCCGTGTCTTCGCTTGATTCTTCCTGCTGGCCAGCGGCGGAATCCTCCCGGGGTTCTGCCACATTGTCAGCTTCGGTGTCAGCGTCTGATTCCGGGGTTGAGGTGTCGCCTCCTGGGGCGGCGGTTTCTTCTCCGTTGTCTTCTGCGGTTTCCGCTTCCACGTTTTTGCCGGCGGGCTGGTTGGCAGAGGTAGCCGCCTGGGCTTCCCCCGCCTGGTTTCCATTTTGGTATTTTTCGACGACTTCTTCGATCAGCTGTAATACTTCTTCACGAGTCAAGACTATGATCCCCTCTTTATGTCCCCCGTCACAGAACCGCTCCGGGCGGTTATTGATGGTTATCTACATACTGGCAGCGTGTTTCTTGTACGACTCGATACGCGACAAAAGTACTTTTCTCTGGTGCTTTAGACTGAAAAGGTTTACATCACGGTCAGCAGCTCCGTGGGCCTTCATTACTGCAATTTCTTTCTCCACACCTTCAAGGCGTTTTTGCAGGTCAGCAACCTGTTTCAGGTAATCATCCTTCGTGAATCCCACAATTGGGCTTGCCACCCATGGATTAGTTTTCTTTTTCTTTTTCGGCCTTTTTGTCCCCTCAGATTCTAAAGCCCCTTCATAATCGTCAGGTAAGGTTTTTGAATCCCACCACCTACGCCACGCTTTGAAAGAGTCCGGCTGCCCAGCGGCAACTTCTGCCCACTCCCACGCCAACCGGTCGCCAATCCCAGGAAGGCGAATTTTCCCGGCGCGCTCGTACACGGGTTCGAGTGTGCAACCGCAGTAATCGTGTACTTTGAATTTTCCGTCACCGATAAATCGGCTATTAGCGGCTTTAAAAGCATCACTTCGGTATAGTCCGGTGCCGTCTGGTAGGAATCCGGTGTATGAAACGCCGCGGCTGGCAAGCATGGCGCAAAACGCACATGGTTTCGAATCGAGTACCCGGGCATAGCCGATTGGGCCTTTCCCATGCTCGACGTCGTGGATGATGGCGCGCCTTCCGCCATCTTGGGCTATTTTTTGAGCTTTTGCGGCTACGGCTTTCGCGGTTCTCTGTGTGACTTCGTTGCTGGTCAGGGATTGTTTCACTGCGATTTTCGCGGTGGCCCTGATTGACACGATAACCTGGTGCACGGCTTCGCTGGGCTGGTAGGTGTCGGTGCCGAAATCTATTGGTTGCCTATTGCGCTTCGGCACTTCAGCATCCCGGAAGTCGACCATGTAGTTTTCGGACAGGTGTTCGGAAACTGCACGATATTGGAGTATTCGCGGTACGATTTCTTCCGCGATTCGGATAGCGGAGTCGTCGATATCGCTAATTTTAAACAGTCGTAGCACTACTTCTATAACCCAGTTGACTAGGCGTTCTGCTAGTGTGGCTTGGGCTATTCGGTGGTTTTCGGTGAGCTCTCGACCCCGGTTGGTTTTAGCCACCGGTTACCTCATCTTCATTTCGTGCTGTTTGCCGCTGGAATAGAGCGTTCATTGGGTCGGATTCGAGTTCTTCGTCAGCTAGGCGTTCCCATTCTTCGATGGTGGAGCGTTCGATATTGGGGATGAGAGGCCAGAGGGCACGTTTCGGCACACCTAGCATTTGGGCGGCTTTCCCTAGGGCATCGACGGCTTGGCTCATGGACCTGATTTCCGTATCTTGCCACGTAACACGTAGCATCGGATCGTCTGCCAGCTCTGCTAGCCCGGCATGGTCGGCGATAATTTGGAGCAGCGTATCGTACGAAGCGCTGGCGTTCGCCTTCCGCTCTGATACCTTTTGCATGAGGGGGCCCCGGGCGGCGGCAAGCGCTTCGGGCGTAAGGTTGCTCATTTGCCCGGTAAGGGCGTGAGCCGGTGTTTGAGATACTGCCGCGAGAGCCTCAATATCGGATTTGAAGGATTCCACGAATGGTTCTAACGCTGTGGCGTCTAGCACGCCAAACCTGGTTTCTGGGTCATCGGAAACCAGCATGTCTTCTTGTGCGAGTTTGATTTTCAGGTGGTCTGTGGCTGCTTCATCTGGTTGATCTGTTGGGTCTCCGTCCTGATCTTTAAGAACCGGCAGATCAAGCCCCGTGACAGTTTTCACTTTCCAGGAGTTGAAGTGTTGGGCAAGGAGCCGGTCATAGGTAGTTTTATTTATCCGCTGAGCAGTAGGGATGAACGGTTCAACCTCCCCTATCACATTGCCGTCTAGGTCTTCCTGGTTAGCAAACCTGACGACCGGCACGTAATCCACGTCCAGTTCTTCGCAATTGAGGATAGCGTATTCGGAAGAAAAGCCCGTTTCATCACGGGTAATAGTTCCGGGATTGGGGTTTTTCCCGATATCGTATCGGACACCAGGGAAGAATAATGACCAATAGATGCGCCCGCCATTTGAATATTCGTATAAAGCCGCCGCCGGGCGATGGTCGAAACTGCCGGTATCTCCGTATTCTACAGCCATAGTGCAGGGAGAGAGAAGCCGAACCAGTGGTATTTCATTATCGTAATAATTGTGCGTCACCAAGGCATATGAGTGCCCATAGGCGATAAAACAGCGATGGTTAGCAATCTGCCGCGAGTGTAATTTATTTGCCCGCCAGATACGCCAAAGCTCAGAGGTAGGGCCTTTACTAGAATAAATGTTATCGACAAACATGGCCTGGGTCACATTGTCTACCACGAGTTTTAGCCATGGGGTGCGGGAAAGCATAGATAGACCTTTGTGCTCTGTTGTTGCTTTCCGGGGCAGTTGAAACCCCACCTCTAGTTCAGGGCGCAGCCACGAATTAATGTTCGCTACCTGCTGTTTTTGAATTTTGAGTTTCTGAAGCATGCGCTCGAACGTCTGTAAAACCTCAACAGCGTGGAACAGCGCTAGATCCTCTACGTTCATTTATGCGACCCTCCCGCGGCGTTTCTTGATTGGCTCCATGCTCAGCCCCCGCAGCGCCAGCGTCACGGCACGTAGAGGCTCTACAGGTATTCCACCAAACGCTTGCCATGTCCACGCTGTACGCGACGCTCCGACCGGGCGGCGGCGGGCTGTATAGGCGGCGTCATCTAGCATTGGGTGGGAGCCATGCAAAAGCGTGGGTTCGAAAACCAAATTTTCGTCAAGATTCACGAGCCGGTCATAGAAATCAGCGCTGCCGGCGGTGAGGTCCCGGGTGGTAGCTAGCGAGACCGGTATACCCGCCGCCGATAGCCGCGGCACCATAGCCGAAGCACCCGAATATGAGTCAATAACGATACCCGCTACCGGCTTTGATTTTTTCACAAGAGCATGCAGCAGATCCTGTACTTTCGCCACCCCGTTTAGAGCGTCGATGATCTCAACAATTACCCTACCGTCGTTAAGCAGAGCGGCACCCGCCACAAACGCTTTAGAACGATCCTGGGTGATCTCCAACGCTAGAGAGCGCTTTTTCACTCGGTAACTCTGGAAAATCTCCTTGGACACCACGGCACGATCCCACAAATCAACACCAATAACAGCATCAGCTGAATTATCCGCCCACACACCTAGACGCTCCCGCTGGTATTGCTCTTCACCCATGATTGACAGCTCGACTTCTCGGACCCAATCCCACGAAATCAGATAGCCTAAAGACGGATTGGACTTTTGAACAGCTTCTCGGCTTCGCCAATCTATCTTTTTGATATCCACGGACCATTCAAAAAACGCCAAATGCTTATTTTCCTCTGGGCGCTCTGTAGCGTCTTCACGAAGGTTTTTCAGCACGGTGGAGTAGTCGAAACCGGTTGACGACGTGAACCAAACCTGGGCGTTTTCACGAGTAACCATGACCGGCAACAGGTCGGAAATCAGCTCCTCCGACACCGCGAAAGCCTCGTCAATGATTACCAGGTCTCCCTGTAACCCACGCCCTGAGGTGCGCACCCGGGATAGGAAATCCAGCCGCCGACCATCTTTGAGGATGATTGCCGTTTCCCGCGAATCGGGCATGCGGGCGACCATATCCATCCACTCAGGTATGGATTCAATAATTTGACGGATAGCTAAATATTCAGCGTGAGCTGTTTTAAACAGATGGGCTGAAAATACAAGCTTTTCCTCACCAAATAGGAAAAGTCCCGCTAGCAGGCGCGCCCTGACAAGGGCGTTTTTCCCATTTTGCCGCGGCACGATCAGGCATACGCGAAACGCTTGCCATCTACCAGTGACCGGATCTTCCGCCATAGCATTATTGGCCACGATTTGCTGCCACGGCATGAATTCCAACCCGGCAATGCTAGCAATATCAGCTAAGTCTTCTCCGGCGGTTGATTCCCATTGCGGAGCATGGAAATACCGGGGTATCTGCTGTCCAACTTCTTCATCATGCCGCGGATTAAATAGAGATTCCGGCACCTCTAGCCGTGGATCCGCTGGATCCGCTTCTAGGACTGCCGTAGTCACGACATCGTGGCTTTCTTCTTTGCAGCTTCCCGGCGCGCCGCCCGCTTTGCCTGTAGCTGATCCATAACGCTGCTGGATTCACTGATGGCTTTAGCGGGTTTGAGGACACCTATTTTCCCCAGGTTGATAGCCATAGCGGCTTGCAGCTGGCGGGCTTCGGCAATCATATTATTCACGACGACTTGAATTTGGACTTCCCCATCGGCAGTTTCGATTGGGTCCCCAAGCTCAAACCACAGACTACTTGAGGACGACAGGGCGCCGGCTAGCCGGTCAAGTCGGTCTTTCATGCGACACGCTTCCATGAGGAGAATATCCCCTACAGGATCTAGTTCATATGCACTTTTGATAGCAAGCCATAGTTTTTTCCCGGAATCGCGTAGATAGCCATCTTGTAGGGGGTCGTACTCCCTCTTGCTCTTGCGATGTGGTACGTTTTTCTTTTCCAGCTTCGGCGTTGTGGATTCGTTATTGTCTTTCTTGGGTCGCCCACGCTTCTTCGTGGTGACTGGCTTGGTTGGTTGCCCGGCGCGCCGGGCTTTCATGTATTCGGCGGCAGCGTGGCGGCATTTTTCGCAGCTTTCTTCTCCGTGGCGTTGGTGTTGCCGATAGCCGGATACTGTGCCGCATTTTGCCCGGTTTTTCGCGGGTTTTTTCACGCCTCCCCCTCATGGTGCCTAATTGCTGATTGTTGTTAACCGCCCCTACCTGGTTAATGGCGGTTTTCGGCTTTCATCAGCTGTTTTACAGGTTTAACACGGTGTGATTTTAGGGGAATTTTTTTCGTGTTAACCCCTAGGCGACATTCCCGGCGCGAATGTGTATCGCATTACCGGGAGGTGAGAGGATCCGGGGCGGCGGGGGGTACCCCCCAGGGTGCCGCCCGGGAATTCGCCATGGTTTGGTTGCGACCTGGGGTTTTGCGGCTCACCAATCGAGGAGCGTGTCAGCCGGGCGGCGTCTGCCGTCTGATCGTTCGGAGTTGCATTTTCGGTGTGCGGGGCGGGTTTCACCCATCAAGCCGCCTCCGGTGGCGAGTGCGATAATGTGGTCGAGCGTGAAAGCCATCTGGTGGGATGTGGGTAAGCTCATGTCGATAGGGTCGCCGCAAATCCAGCAAACGGCTTTCGAGGGGTCGCGCTCTAGCTGCCTTCTAACTCGTTTGACTCGCTCACGATACTGATGTGTGACTTTTCTCACGTTACGCTGTTTGCCCATGGCCCAGCCCCTCTAGGTACAGCTTAGTTGCGTACGATGCTTGTAATTTTTCCCATGTTGGCCTGCGAACATATTGTGATCGAAGTCCTTTGATGCGCCAAATAGTGTCCTTGGGAAGTCCAACGATTTTCCCGATTTCCCGGAGTGAGAGATCAAGCGAAACAATCTTTGCCAGCAGCTCCAGCGCCTGAGCGATAGGCACAGTGCCGCCTCGTGGCGCCGGTGGTAATCGGTGGCTCAAGAATTCCTGGTGGTGGCGGGCGCAGAGCCCAAGGCTTGCCGAATCATTGGCGACTGCCGGAAGGTGGCAAGTGATATGTAAGCATTTGCTGGGCATTTCCCCCCCGTGGCGGTGCGTGTGGTACCATGGATCGTGTTTCTCCAATCCCCCCGCTAATCGTGGCGGGGGTTTTGGTATATACAGTGCCGCCTGGTGCGAGTCCCAGATGCTAGTATAGCTGGTGTGGCGTAGCCTACAATATGGGATATGAAGAAACCCCACCAGGGAAAACCTGGTGGGGTTTACTTTAGGATTACCACTGCTCTAGGAATCGGCGCCATCCCTCACCGAAAATCGTGGTGATTTCCTCTGGATCCTCAAGGCTGGTGTAGAGGGCGCCACCATCGAGGTAGCTAAGCTCGACCGTGCCGGCGGGCGGATCATCAGAATACGGCTCTCGGTTATCGGTGTATCGCACGATGCTGATAGCGATTTCCTCATGGTCAGGGTCCGGGCGAACTGCGTTCCAGTACAACTGACCTTGAATATCAGTGCCGGTTTCCGACCACGCTAGGGTTTCAAGGTCGTAGGTTTTGAGCTGGTTGCTCATAACGTTTCTCCAATCTTGGATCAGGTGGGAGGCTGTTTCTCCCATGTGCCTGATGATTTTAAGTATACAAACCCTCGGATTATTTGTCAATCCCCCTTGCATAACGGGGGTGATTTGGGGGTGAAATAGTGAGGTTTGGCCTGGTCAAGCTGCTAGCTGGCAGCGCTGATTATTTGCCGCACTCGTTCGCGTGATATGCCGGTGAGCTCTGCCAGATGGGTGTTGGGAGTACCGGAAGCTGCCAGCTCACGTATCAGGGCATCGCGTTCGGCGGTGGTGGTTTGAACCTCCCTGGTCAAGGTGTCAAAATATCGGCTTTTGCCGTACAGCTCTGCAAGCTGCGGCGTGGACGGAGTGATAACAATCAGCCGGGAGGGGGCAATATTGTAGCAGGCGGCGGCATAATCAGTGAGGGCGTTATCATGCTCCGGCGGTTCTGGTAGCTGGTAGCCCCGGCGCGCTCCGTAGGCGGTGAGCATGGCTACGATAGCGTCGAAATCCTCGTGGATATATGTGGGAAGGCCCTTTTTTCGTGGATGGATAAGGTACATGATAGAGTCCTTTCTACTCCTGTTATTGTGAATAGCTGGGGTGCAGCTCATATCCCCCACCAGGTGAAACTTGGTGGGGGAATTTTTAAGCACTTCTACTGCTATTCTTCGTCAAACTCCCAGTCAGAAGCGTTTTCGGCGGCGTAGTTGTTGGCAAATTTTTTCCATGCCATTCGGCCAAAGAGTGCATCCAGTACAGGCCAATCACGGCTGCTTGTACTGCAAAAATGCTTGCGACCTGCGGTTACGAGGATATCGGCGTGCGGCTCTGGCTGTTCGTAATCAAGGTATGTGAGTGCTCGAAGCGTCACAATGTTATCGTTTTCACTATCAGGGTCCGCTGGGGGGGCAGCGTAGAGGTCCCGGGCGATGCGGTAGAGCCGCGGATCTTCAAGGTTTGTTGTGATTTCAACCTCGATTTCGCCGCAATTTCGGGTTTCTTCCCAGTTCAAAGCGCTGATATCGAATGCGGGTTCAGGGTTGTTGCGTGACCGGTGGTCGTTTTGGCGTGGGTCTAGCATGCGAAAATGTCCTTTCGAGATCTGGTGTTTTGCGCGTTTTGGTAAGCGATGCGCGCCCCCGCTGTTGCCGGGGATAATAAGCCCCGGCGGTTTGGGTTACCGGCGTGTGGTGAGGTCGTGGGCTGCGATTACGGCTTGGTATGCGGTTTCATCCTCGTATGCTGGTGCGATAACCAGATGGTCGCCATCTGGGCTGCGGAGGACGGTTTCGGCGATGCCTTGCAGGTCGAAATCGCAGGCGGTTTCCTCTCCGCCTAGGTAGGGGATCAGGTCCAGATCAATATAGGCCTGGTGGTTGATCCAGTAGGTGCCGGTGTCCCAGGTGCGGGTGATTTCGCCGGTGGTGGCGTCGATCTCGTGGATCATGGTGTTTCTCCAATCTTGGGTCAGGTGGAGGGTTTATTCCCTCTCGTCTGCCTGACAACTATTAATATACACACCAACCAAATTCCTGTCAAGCCCTATTGCGTAACGGGGGTGATGTGGGGGTGAAATGGTGGGGTTTGGGCTGGTCAGAGCCTTTAGTTATTTGGGACTGGCTTTTTGATCTTTTTATGTTTTATTTTTCACGCAACCCAGCTAAAAAAGCCTGACCAGGGGTTTTATTTTTGAAGCGTCTGAAAATATAACCCTTCTTCAAAAAAGAAAAATAAGTTAGATAGCCGGTTCGTTTGGGTTATCTCCCTCACCTAGCAGTGGGTAATCGTCTAGATGCTCTGCGGTTCTTCCCTCACGCACATGGTTGTAGCAGCACTTACACAAGCCGCGGGCTTCGTATGGCTTCAAATTTTGACACCTTAAACACACGTGAAGTCGCTGGCTGCGGCTCATTTTTTACCCCTATCCTCATACATGGCAAATGTGTCACCATGGATAACAACGCTTCGCCTGGGCCTGCGCCCGGTCTCCTCGTAAAACACTTGCCGTAAATTTGCGTCAGCCATTTGACATGCGGTTTTGTCAATTTCGATCATCGTCATTCGGTTGTGATATAGGTCATCTAGTTCATCAGGAGTTAACCCTGATATCTGCATCAATCGTGCTAGATATATTCCAGTTCCCCCAAAGGGGTCGGTTACCTGAACCTGGGGGTCAGCAAAACTCATGCCCCGGCGTTTTAGCACGTCAGCTAGGGCTCGAATCTGAAAATCCACGATCTCTACAGGCGTGACGACTACGCCATCCTGCTTGCCGCGAGAAGCGTTTTTAGCAGCGGTGTAGTCCTGATATGCCTGAGCTAGAATTTCTTGCCAAATCACTTTAAAATCAGGCTTTTTATCCATTTAGCTGCCTATAGAGAATCTGCGTATTGGATGGGCCATAAGGAGGATAATGTTTGGGTTTATCCATGTCACAAGAATAAGACTTACCAAGGCGCGAAAAGCACGCATCTTATCAATTATTAGTTCAAATTGTTCATGGATTTGAACTATCATATCCATTTTTTCTACTTTTTCTACAGTGATACGCCCTTTTCGCCGGTCCCACTCTAAATATTCATGGAGTAAATCGCTCTTCCAATTGTCTGTATTTCCCAAATTAATCACACCTTTTATTGCCTGAATCGTTTAAAAGTTAGTGACAAAGGGTGAACCGTGTATTTTTTCCCGTTTAAATCTTTAACTACGATTCGTTCATGCATTCTGGGCTGAATTTTCATGAACAAAATTGTTACTTCCTCACCATCGCTCAGCCTATTTTTATCTTCAAATTTCCATTTTTTATACTGTGCCGTAGCCCCATGAAAAACACGATTAAAAGCATTTGACCAGCCACCTTCATAAAATCGGCAAAACATTTCACTGATGTTTTGCAAACAAACGCCGTAAATATCAATTTCCAGGATTTGTTCGTTATTTTCAGTCATTATTCCTCCGTTAAAACTAATTCGATATCATGTTCTTTGTCGTCGATAGCGGTAAGTAATCGTCCTTCTTGGTCGATAAAGAATGCTTCCCAAATTGACCATGTGACTTCAGTGAGATCACCAATGTCTTTTTTGGAATTTGCTTTTTCGATGCCTGCAAAACGGTATTTATCACCATTTTTACCGGAGAATACCTGACCAAATAATTCGCGGTTTACTAGGCGCCCGACTTGTTCTAAATCAGTTATTCGACTCCCAATTTTCTTCTCTAGACTCCACATAATTGAACTCAAAGTTTGACCGTTAAGCTTTTCACCAATCAATTCAGCTATTTCACTCATTATTTGCATCCTAACCGTAGTTCAACAGGGGTATTAGGGCTTTCAACTGCTTTAAGCAGGCACCCATTCGTATCAATAAAATTGATCTCCCAAATCGGCGATGGCACTTCCATAAAATCAGTCATTTTATCCTCGATAATGCCCGATAATTTTATGCCGGCGAATTTGTATTGGAACCGATGCCGGTCTGTAAATATCCTTCCGAACAATGATTTATTCATTACACCTGCTATTTTCCTCAGGTCGATGACACGAACGCCGACTCCGGTGTAGGTAATCAATAGTATTTCGGTTAAGGTTTTTCCAATAATATTTACGCCAAATGCGCTGTTAATAATAACAGAATTTTCATCCATTATTTTCCCCTATTCTCCAATATTTAAAACAGGTTTGTTGAAAACCGTAAATGATGTTTTATTATTTTTACCGTGCCTGGTCCCATATAGCATTGGGTAGGGCGCTAATTCTAAAACCTCAGCTAGCGGGATGTTTTCTGAGCACCATTTTAGCGTTAGGGTGCCGCCCGGGCGGAGCACACGGAAGCCCTCCGAAAGCCCAGCCGCTAAATCCTCCCGCCATGTGGTGAAAAGGACACCGTATTTTTGCCTCATCCAACCAGTTTCCCCTGCTCTGGTAAGATGCGGAGGATCAAAATTTACCAGGTCAAAGGTGTCATCTGGGAATGGTAAAGCACGATAATCAAACCGGATATCAGGTTTGATATCAACCCGCCTACCATCTGAGAGGGTATGGCTTTCCGCTCGCAGATCACCGTAGATAGTATCGGGATTGCTTTTTTGATGCCACATCATGCGTGAGCCGCAGGTCATATCCAAAATCACGGGATCATCTCCGCATTACGGGTGAGCCCGGCGCGCGCCCGGTAGGCCTGTTTTTCCGGCGTGTCGGGATAGTCGGTGTCGGTTGCCCATTCGGCATAGTCTTCTGGCTGGCTGCCGGCGTCTGGGTCGCCCCAGTAGCTGCCGGCTACTTCGATGTAGTCGAATACTTGTTCGGTGATTTCGTGGCATGCTAGGCAGATTTTGAGTTCGTAGATGCCTACGTCGATATCGGTGTATTTTTCGATGCGGTATTTTTCCCTGGGCTGGATTAGTCGGTGACATGCCCAGCAGCGGTGTTCTTTGCGGGCGCGCCGGGTGCGGGCGTCGATTTTGTTACACATTATTGTTTGTCCTTATAGATTTTGAGTTGCGCGCCGGGTAGTGGGGGGATAACGTCGTGGCGGTTGAGGTAGCGTTTTTTGGCTATCCATGTGGTGATTCGGGTTTGGTCTTTGAGTACGCCGGTTTTTTGCAGTGATCCTCCCAGGTTATGGCATAGGTCGTTTAGGTAATCGCCGGTTGCTGGTAGGGAAAATTTCGGGTGCCGCGGTACAGGGAGTAGGAATATTGCTTCTACGATTACTGGTTCGTCAATTGGGGCGATGAGCTGCCGATTTTTGAAAATGATTAGTTGTGCCTTGGTGACTTCCCGCCATTGGCGGGATCCCGCACCCTCTTCGCGTTGTGATTTTGGGGGTTTGGGGTGCCCAATGATGCGGCATTCGAATATTAGTTCGCCTCCTTCTGGTAGGGGATCGTTGTATCGTGGCGTGGGCCTCCCTAGGCGGCTGATATCGGTCACTATTTGCCTCCTGTCGTGGGTGCGGTTTCGGCGCCCTGGTGGGCTGCTGGTGCCTGGTTTTTCGTGTTAGCGGCGGGCTGGTGCCGGCTCCACCGTGCCTGTAGCTGTTCCCTGAGGGCGGAGGGCATGCCCCGGCGTGGCTCCGGCGGTGTGGCCACGATTAGCGGCACCTCACCGGTGTGGTCGCAGTGCGTGACGACCTGGTGACCATTCGAATCGGTTACAGTTATCATCCCAAGGTGATCGCAGAGGCCACAAGCGTTTATTGCGGCTTTCCGGTTTTGTTTTTCCGTGTGGGCGCGCTGCTTGAACCATTCGCGGGCGCGGGCGCAGGCGTGGCATGCCGGTACTTGTTCACGTGGCAGCCCGGCGTGGTCGCGGCATCGCGGATCCTCTGGGGTGGACCAGTCGGCTGGGTTTGTCCCCTCGGCGCGCTCTAGCGCCCGCTGTGCGGGGCTTGAGTGACGATTTGGGGTGTGGGTGCCACCGGTGGCGGGTTTGGCCCACTGGGAGGCTTCTAGGGGCAGATTTTCGTGTGTGCTGGGCAGTTGTGCGCGGTGGTTCTCCAATGCGGCTAGTTCGGCCCATGGGTCTTCCGGCACCTCTGTGGCGGCGAAATCGCCTAAATCTTGCAGGTCAAGCCCGGGTTCTTCTGGGAATTCCTCCGGGGCACACATCCAAATTTTCGGCTCTTTTTCCTGCTCAACCTGGTTATTTCCCTCGTCTACCGGCGCGCCGGTTTGGTCGTTCTCCTGGTGCTCTGCGGCAGCTGGGATTGGGTCCTCCGACTCTGGCTCTGGATCTGGCAGTGGTGTAGATGGTGTGGTGGGGGCGCTGCCGGCGGTAGCCGGCGTGGTCCCACTGGAAATTTTTTGGGAGGAGGGTTCCCCAGCCCCGGGATCACCCGGCATGGGGCCAGCCTCGCGTGCGTGCGCGCACGTATCCCCTCCCTTTTCTTCTTCTTGTACTTCTTCTAGGGGAAACGATGACTCGTGCGCAACCGATTTGTTTTCGTCACTGTGGTGTCCGTCGATGACCACCGCGGATTTTTGCAGGTAATGGGAGTTCCGGCTGCGAGATTTGCGTTTCGAATCGCGGTTTTTCTCTCGCCGGTTTTCCACCTCTTCGCGGGACAAATTGTAGTCAAAATAGTCATGAATGAAGTACCTTTTGATACCGTTTTCGACCTGTTCGATCCATAATCCACGCTCCACGAGTTGCCGGATTTGAGCTTTGGTTGCGTTCAAAAATTTCAGTCCGGCGTGGTCGATCCAGCCGTTTGTGAGACCGTTTTTCACCCATGCCAGTCCTTTTGACCAGAGCCCGTATGCCGCTTGGGACAGCCCAGCCATACGCGGGTGGAAAAGTGATGAGCATTCGAGTTTGGCGTAAGCCATTTTTGATCCTTTCAAACAGGTTTAATATTGATTTTTATGATGATTTTTTTCAACGTTTTTGATGATTGTTTTAATCATAATCGCTGCATCTTGTGCGATGGTTTCAAACCGTAATAGGTTTTCGGCATCTTGTCAAGCGGTTGATCTGGTGTGATATAGTCAAGTCATGGATGACACCAAAATTATCGCCGAAAATATTGTTCGCTACCGGGTGAAAGCTGGCTGGTCGCGGGCGGAGTTCCAGCGGCGCCTAGCTGAAACGAAAACGCCAATTGGCATAATGCCGCTGCGCCAGATTGAAGCCGGTAAGCGTGATCTTCGCCTCCCGGAGGCGATAACTATTGCGAAGCTTTTCAATATTCCAGTGGAATTTTTAGCGGTTGAGCAGGTGGAAGCTGGTAATTCCGGCATGACGCTGGATTCAATCGTAACGTTTGCCGCTGCCCAGGCTACGCAGGCGGCACAAGCTGCGGAGGCGGCACAAGCTGCCGCCGCCATGGTCGCCCTGCAACGTGCGTATGCCTCAGATGATGAGAAAGCATTTCGAAAATCTGATCTAAGCAATGTGGGAAACCCCGCCGAATAATACCGAATTCAGATAGTAAAGCCGAAGCCCCTTAGTGGGGCTGTTTTTATAGGGCCTGTTTATCATTTTCGGGTGAGCGCTGCCGCACCAGTCTGCGTGATCTCTCGCTCTGGCGTGATATAGCCCGCGGCTAGCATTGCTTCCATGCCGGCGCGGGAAACTTTATTCCCCGCTGCGTACCGGCGGAGAGATGCTAGGGCTAGTTTTTGTTCGAATGTTTGTTCATTCATGAGTCTTTCTCCTTTGTCACTGTGACTTTTTGCGCCATCCCTAGGCGGCGGCGGAGCTTGGGAACCACCTTTGTTTTTGTCCAAACCTTGAAATTGTTCGCAAGTGGGGAATCGCTTTTACTGAGTGCTTGAAAAAGGCCTTTTTCGGTAATTACTTGAAATGATTGAGCATTGCCACCGCGGAATTCCATCAATTGGTAACGCTCACCGTCTGCTGGCGCTGCGAAATCATCAGGGTCAGAATGGCCTAGAACTTTCGCTACAGTATCAACTCTCCAATAGGGCCTATTCTCAAATATTGGTACTCGAATTTCCGCGTATTCTTCGGGGATACCATTGGGGTGAAATTGAAAAATATAGGTTTCGCATGGTGATGAATTAACCATTATTTTCCTTTTTTTCGCAGAATCTCAGTATTTCAAGCCACATGCTGCGGTAGAAATTTCGCTCTGCCCATGCGGTTAATTCTGAATCTCGTAAAATAGCCTTATCGAACATATTCACTAGTAATGCTGCCGCGGCCATTGCGGTAACCAGGGGGTAAATATCGTATTGATTATTCGGGCAGAAAAACAAGATCACGTGCGAAAACGAAGCAATACCAAGTAGCACTGAAATCGTTTTCTCGAAGCGTGACATGCACGACCACCCTTTTCGAACATAACGAACAAACTTTCGCATAGAATACTCCTATATCTAGATATTGCCGCCCTTGACACCTCGGGCGGGGCTCCCCGGCGCGCCGGGGCATTTACTATGCTTCTTCCTCTTCTTCGTAGTCGGGTTCGGCGAATGCTTCGGGGTCAATTCGGCGGCGAAACGCCCGCTGGGCGTAGATTTCCGCTTGGTTGATATGGTGCATAGTGAGTTTGAAATCGACTATTTCCTCGGGGGTTTCTTGGTCCGGTAATGTGCCGAGAAGAAAGCCGGCAAATTCATTGAATTTCAGCAGCATTTCCCGTTCGATTTCCCACAATTCTTTTTTAGCCATTTTGCCTATTTTTCCCTTCCTGATGCATGTTTAGTGAGACCTTGGAGAGGATATAAGCCTGTTCAAGGGCACTAAATACGAGGTTATTAATTTCTGCGTTATCTTCCGGTAAAATCATTTTTAGGCGTTGTTGAATCCAATATAATTGCACTTGGATTTTCGTTAAGACCAGCTCTTTAGGTAGCTCTTCCAGACGCTCCGGTATGCCACGTGAATTGGTATAGGGCATGCTCTCAATTTGGTTGGCTGCCACCTCTCGGATAGCTGCTGCGTATGGCTCATCGAGGATCTGAGTAGCGGGGTTTAAGTCGTCGTATGGGATCAGGTCTTTGTGTGGATCATTTGGGCGGCATAGTAGCCGCCATGCAGCCCAACCGTCGTGGATGTTTTCCGCTGTGGTGTTTAGCCCTGTTACTCGTAGCAGTAGTGCGTAGATTATTGCTTGGCCTGGTAGCAGTTGCCCGGCTACGTGCGCCCTGATTTTGCCGGCGTCTTCCTCTAGATAGGTGATTATTTGCTCTTCAGATTTGGTATCAGGTTCGATATTTTCGAGCTTTTGGGGGTCGGACATTTCTTTTCCTCCTTGTGTTTACTGCTGCACTAGCGGGCGTGCCCGATTGGTATATTGCGCTGGTTGCGGGAGCTCAACGTTCCCGCCTGTTGCGTCGATTAGTGCCTCCTGGGCTTGTGCGATGGCTTCCGTGACTCCTTCTCGGAGATCGTAGCCCTGGGCTGCGTATAGCTGTAGTTTTTGCAGCACAACCACGAGCATATAGAGCTTGTCCGGCGCGCAATCCCAGGGGATAAACATGGGTAGCATTTTCACTCCTTAATTAAACGTGGCGTTTTTACTAGCAAAATCATCAATATCAATTGTGCTAATTCGCAAACACCTTCTTTTATCGGAGGAAAAATAGCTAGCCCTGAGCTGTTTTTCATCAATCAGTTTTCGAATTGTTGATTCCGAAATGCCCATATAGTGGGATGCCTGGGCGATTGAAAGCCATAGTTGGCCCCGGGCTGGTGGTCTTACTTGCGAACTCATATCCTCTACTTTCGTATAATTTCCGTATTTTTAGGCGCATTTTTTCTCTGGCTAAAATCTTCCTGCGGAACTCTGACCTCCCTATTTGACGAGGGTAATAATAAAATACTATTTGCCCCATGGGTTTTCACCTGGGCCAAATCGAAAATAGCGCTTTTCATACTCTTCAAGGATCCGCCCTAAAAGATCAAGGGGAAAATGGACTTCTTCGCCCTTATTTTTCAGGCTCCACATGGTTAAAAACCCGCGGTTAATAATGATGTGAAGGTGGTCAAAATTGCATATTTGATCCGCCTTTTGCCCGGCAGCAATCCTATGGATTTCCCATATGTAGCCCAGCACTTTCACATCCTGCGGATAGAGAAGAATTTCGCCCTGCTTAGTGATAATCCGAATACTTTTATTCGGGTACAGCATGACTGCTAAATCATCTTTAACGCTGATGATATCTATACAATTGCGGGCGAATTCTTCGGGATGTGGAAACATCATTTATCACCGACTCTCAGCGGCACTGGCGTTGGAACCGCAGTGAAAATTATGGCTTTTTCCCAGGGAGAATTTGCCAAATCGGCAACCGCTACCAGAGTGTCGAGGGAGGGCATGCGTTCCCTCTTACGCAATTTCCGCAACGTGTCGTGGGAGATTCCTAACGCTTGGGCGAACTCTTTTTCCGTTTTCGCCCCGGAATTTATTTTTGCCTGATCCAAAACAACAGGATCCAAATATTTATACAGCCCTTTAGTACTGCAATTTTTGCCGTCCATAAAGCAAGTATTGCCGATTACCCCTATTTATGCAACCTTTAGCAGTGATTTATGCAATATTTGCAGGCAGTAACCACTGCAAAGATTGCAGCGGGATTGACGTATCAATAAAATTGAGTACTATGTATATTCCGACTCCCCAGCCTCAACTGTGGCTGCGAACCATCACCACAGATAGCCAAAACGAATTATCCAGGAAAGTAGGAATACCCGAAAGGACCCTCTATAACCAAATACGTAAAGGTCGCCTGTCCGCCGAAAATGTCCTTAAAATAGCCGAAGTCTATAACATCCACCCCCTCAGGGCACTAATAGACAATGGCTACGTGGATGAAAAATGGGATAAAGACGTCGAAACCTCCCTCACTGCCGCCTCTCCGCGGCAACTCGCTGACGCTATGATAAAAATCATAGAGGACACACAAAAACGTGCCGGAATCATCCCCAAAGAATTCACCGACCCCATCGAATAAACAAAATGCCCCGGCGCGCCGGGGCATAGAGTGTGTTTTTGTTTATTTCAGCCAGCCGAATTCCCGTAGGATTCGGCGGATTTTTTCGGCGGTTTTCGTCTGGAGTTCTTTTGCTGCCCTGTTTTCTAGGTGTTTTTCGGGCCCGGTAATCATCGGGATCATAAAGGTGTGTTTTTTCTGGGTATTTCCGAAGCTGATTAGCACGGTTTCACCGTCATTTAGTAGCCATCCAATCATGTCGTTTTCGTGTTTTTTGGGGGTTTTGTAGATTTCGAATTCGTATCCGTATTGGGCGTATTTGACGTGTTTTTCGATATCTTGGGTGAATTCTTTCACGGTGATATCAAGGCTGATTCGGTAGGGTTTTCGGGACTCTAAGCCGGACATTTTCTGGGGGTAAAT